TTGGAATAAAAGGTGTGGGTCAAGCAGCCAAGATGATAAAGGGTAAGAAGTAATGGATATAGAACAATTTAGAGATGAACTAAAAAGAGATGAAGGTGTTAAGAACGAAGTCTACCTAGATCACTTAGGCTTACCTACTTGTGGGATAGGACACCTTATCACTGAATGGGATACAGAATATAATGCTGAAGTTGGTACACCAGTGGCAGAAGAAAGAGTTAATGAACTTTTCGAAAAAGATTTAGCTGTTACTATTAGTGAATGTAAACTTATCTATCAAGACTTTGATGTGCTACCAGTCAAAGTGCAACATATTGTAGCCAATATGATGTTCAACATGGGCAGACCAAGACTATCTCGTTTCCATAAGATGAAAAAAGCTGTGGATAATCGTGACTGGCATGAAGCTGCACTACAAATGCAGGACTCTAAATGGTATAATCAAGTACCTAACAGGGCAGATAGGCTTGTTCAAGAAATGAAAACTGTCAGTGAATAAAGGATATTCTAGGGTACAATCATACTAGAGGGAGTGTTTACCCCCTCTGTATGGCTCTTAAATCAAGATGTTTTTTGCTCATTATCAAGAAAAGCAACAAGTATGTGTTTTACAACAGCAGATTTAGAAACATCATTTTCTTTGGCATATTTACTTAATCTTTTATTTAGATCTTCACCTAAATTTATACCAAACATACCATAGTTAATTTTTCTAACTCTTTTAGTTTGAAGAATATTTTTTTTGATTTCTTTTATATCCAATGTAACCTCCATTACTATTGTTTTGTTGCATACATAACGAGTTGGCTTCTACCTGCACTGCCTTTACGAGTGTCACCATTGCGAGTAATTAAACCTTTTCGTTCAAGAGTAGCATATCGTGGGGTAATACTACCCTCACGAAATGTATTATGTTTATGTGACTTTATAAGATGACTCCAAACTTCATCATGTATAGCACCTATTTTACCATGTGCTTTGATAGAACTAAGAACTATCTTCTCTAGTCTGTTAGTATCCAAAGATTCGGCAGCTTCCCATGACGTTTTAGGATCATGGGTTCTTGCCATTGCAGGTGTGAATATAATACCTTGCGCTTTAGAAGGGTACTTCGTCATTGATTTCCTCCTCATCATTATTGACTGTGTAAGAATCTTCACCGACTCGTGGTGTCTTGTCACCTATCCGTGCAGACAAGAACTTGGTATTGCCATCTTTGGATATGGTTTTCCAACAAGCAATCCTGCGACTGTCCTGATTGGGCAGTGTCACTGGACCACTGAAGTCAGGTGACTTCTCGTTCTGAGATTTGTCGTTCTCGTACATAGTACCGACTTTGGCATAGACATCTCGTGCAGTACCACCATCAGGTAGTGAGGCTTTGACAATGACAATTCTATGCTCTGTGCCATTACTGTCTAGCTTCCCTTGCACAAGCAGACTTTCATCTGCTCGTGGTTTGAAGAAACTACCTCTGTCTGTGTTATCATAATCCATCATCTTGTCCTTTCATTCTTGGTTTTGATGTAGTTATTGTAGGTTGACTTGCGACATTACCATCATCATCTTCTGAAGGTAATCCGTACACACTCTGCAAAGTATATCTTTTGTAGTATGTGATAGCTGATCCAATCTTCTGTGGATTCTCCATGTTTGCTTGTGCCAACATGATAGGTAGCTTTGACTCAATGACAGTATCATCATGCTCGTGCATAACTTTGGTTGATACAACTGGTATTACACTGTTGCCACCATTGATGTCTGACACATATTCATATGTCATTTCTTGGGTAAAGAACAAACCAAACTGATTGCCTTGCTTTACTGCTTCTATAACTGACTCTAGTGTAGAGTAGTTACTTCTGAAGTGTGGGTTCTTACCATCTTTCTTTGCAGTGACAGCAAGTTTTTGGAACTCAAGAAGTGCAGTCTTTATTGTGTGCTTCTTGACAGTCCATACTTTACTAGGCTCTGCTTTTTTGGTATTAGTTTTAGTATCTGTCATGTGTAACCTCCATTATACAGATAGTTGAAGGGGTGAGTTGGGTCTACTCACCCTTTCTTTGTTATACGAATTGACCCTCGTTTATCTCTTTTTGCACTTATAGTTATCGGTCCATTTATTGTATAGACCTCTGACTCATTGTCTCTCATTTCTGCTTTAATATCTTTTTTAGCTTGTTCAAATATTTTAGCAGCATCTTCATTATGTAGATATTGATTTACAGCTACAGTAAAACTATTACTAGAAGAAACATCTCGTTTTGTTTTACCATTGATAGGTATCTTGTCTGTCAATAGTTTGCTTACTACAGTATTAACATCTTCAGGTTCGTTGCCATGTACTACACAATCCCAAAACATTTTGATCTGTGATAGCATTTGATCTTGGTAATCAGCACTAGCATCAACAACTACTGCATCATATCTGTTACCAAATATTACAGATAGTAGTCCTTGCTTTGCACCTGATAGATACATATAAAACTGAATCTGTGGCATATAGAAATCAATCATATGCTCCATAGTATTCATACTGTGTGTGTGTTTACATTCAATAAGTACATTGTTGGGATAGTCATATCCATCAAGTGTACCTTGTAGGTTTATGCTGCCATATTGTTTCTTGAATGGCACTTGATTAGAAAACCCATAGTCAAATTGTTCTTGTGACCATTGCATATTGAATGATTCTGTTTGTGATCCAAGCTGTACATTGAACTCACGAGACAAATCTTTGCGACCGATCTGACCCATCTTGATCTTGTATAACTCGTTCCATCTTCCTTGCATCAAAGATACCATGTCGCTACCTCTGATAAAGTCCTCACGCATAGGTGAGTGTCGTATATCTAGTGTCATTGAAACCTCCATTTCTGCTATCAGCATACACTATTTATGTAATGTTATCAAGTGTTTAGTTGTAATTACTATTGTTTGCAGTCATACCTGCAGGTTGCACAGTGTCATTTTTATCAGGATAAAATATTATGTGCCTATAATATTCATAGTAACTTGTTATCTTGACTGACCCTGCACGATCTAGTTCGTCTAGTTCTTGTGGCACATCTTCGAATCTATCTTCCATTTTTTTTCTCCCATTCATCATCTTCTATTTGTACTTGTCTGTTCCATAACACTAACCCATAATCATATCCTTGTTTATAGTAAGCAGAAAATAATTTACTTTCGTCTTGCTTACCTACAAATAAACCATCAGCTACACCATCTTTAAAGAATGATAAGTAACCTCTACGTTTTATATCTTCAGGCTTTTCCATTTGCTTTACTCCTCATTAATGCTTTAGCTAGATCAAAAACCATATTGTCTATTGTATGGTCACGAACAAAATGTTTATCGCATTCAGTTTGAAAATCATCTACCGACATTGATGTAATTTTATCTAATACTTTTTGATAATCTTCTCTTTCTTTGTATGTCATGCTCATCTTTCTTCCTCCTCTTCATCATTATAAAACACAACGATAGAATGTATCCTATCACTGTTAGGGTGATCGCCATTTCTTCTGCTCATTATCTTTTCATAATCAGACTTGTCTGCATATGCCCAGTTAGTGTGACCTAGTATCTCATCACAGCAATCATCTATTACATCTGCTACATATCTACTCATGCGCTTCCTCCTTTATATATTTTTTAATTGAACTTTCACTTATATGGTCACATAGAAACTGAGTGACACAATCTCCCTCAAATAAATTGTTATCCCAACAATTAAGGAAGAACCACATAAGATCTCTCCCCTCTAATGATTCCATTTCTTCGATTTGCCATTTTGCTAGTGTCATTACTTATCTCCTATTGATGCAATTAGTTTACTTGATATCAATTCCACCAGTGACTTACGATAGTATAGCTTTGGCTCTACATATTGATAGATTTCTGCCAGTGATGGGAAGAACTTACTGTTGAGACATATCTTGTGACACGCATCACGCAATATATCTGCAGGTATGTGACTGAGTTTAGTGGCATAGACCTTAGCCTTTAGTGCCATGTCTCTCTCGGTCAATGCTGATTGCTTGGCAGTACATACCATGACTTCCATGATCCAGTCTTGAATATCTTTGGGATCAGCTACAGTCATAGCTTCTTGCATAGTCTTGATAACAAGATCTTTCTTTCTTGCAAGACGAGAAGCTACCTCTGATATGGAAGGCATCTCCCATCTGAAGAATACAAACGAACTGTTGACTCGTTCATTTATCTTGCAGTTCAGTGTAGACTCTAGCATAGAATGAATCTTCTTTGTGTATCCGTTTGGATCTGTACCCCACTGCTGAACGAGAGTTTTTGCGATCGGTCTGTTTGTCACACCATTTGCAATACTCCTGATCCCAGTCTCCTCTACGATACTGGTTGTTAATGTAGAAATGTTTGAAGTATTTAGTTTCTCTGTCATGGTTAACCTCCTTGTAAATGTCCATGATTGCTTGGCTTGGTTGCCAATCTTTAGATAGTTGGTTCATTGTATTTGCTCCAGTACTCATTCCATATGTCTGTCGCAATAGCATTGCACCAGTCTTTGTCTGACTGATGGGTTGGTTTCATCTTGTAGTTAATGTATCGCTGTACTTGTGACACATCATCTGCTTGTTCTACTTGTTGCTCAAGACCATCAAGTGATACAACCTGATCATAATAATCTTGCCATAGTTTTTTGTATCTATTCATCTTTGTTCTCCTCATATAGATTACCTACCATTGTCATTTGCATATCAGTCATTCTCTGTGGAATAACTATCTTCTCATTGCAATCATTGCAGCATCTACCATCATCTATAGGTTGGGCATTGTTACCTTGATCCCAATACATGACACCCTCTTTAGTGTATTGTTTTTCTATTTCTTTGTGGCATATCACACACATCATTTGATTATCTCCTTAAATATTTTATCTGGAATTATGGCAACCCATCTTGGATCACCAGTCTTACGTTTATACATTGCAATATCTTTTCCCTCTAACACCTTGAATACACTAGGGAATTTATCAACTGCTCTGTATTTTATTTCGACAATATACTCTACTCCTTTGATTACAAGTTTGATGTCACCAGTATGTTCCCCACCAAGACTACCTGATAGGGGAACTTTTTTCACTGGTAACTTCCATGAAGTAAATAGTTTTACAAACCAATTCTCATGATAGTTACCTTTGATTTTACTTTTACTTGCCATTTGATACTTCTATCTTTACTAGGTTAGCTTCAAGTATAATTATCTTTTCATTGATTTCTTTTCTTAATTTCATCAATGCTTTGATCTGCCCATACAAATTAGATTTATTACAAGCATCATCAATTATATTTGCTACTGCTTCATTCATTTTACTTTCCTTTCTTGTATATATTTTTCTAGTTTTATTTGAAAAATCTTTTCTGATTCTCTAAATTTATGTCCACATTCACCACATTGAGCATCTTTAAATGGACCCCAATATTCTGTGCCACATTCAGGACAAATTAATTCTTTAGCCATTAGAACTCTCCATCATCATGTGAAATTGTAAGGTAAACTTGCAATGCTTCACACCAACAAAGCAAGTTAAATAGTTTGGGTTCAACAAGTTTACGTTCCCATTGTCCAAACAACTTAGTGTTTATACCAATGTCTATAGCTAATTTTTCCTGCGATATCTTTCGTTCTTGCCGCAGTAATACTAGCTTGTCTATCAGTGACACATATTGATATCGTACTGTATTTTTCATAGCTTAAGTGTAGCTACGCACTAAGGAGATAATGCGTAGCTACTACCCAACCAACTAGGGTTCAGTTAAAGCTATGTTTGATCTGACTATCCATCATATCATTGAGGATATCAGATGCTTCTTTGCCTTGCCAATCTTTGGGTGCATTTTGTTTCTCCCATATCTTGATTGTCTTGGCAGTCATCATGTTGATCCATACTTCAGGGTGGTAGTTGCCATATGGTTTGGCAACATCACACATATGATCGTACATTTCTCTGAAGTCTTGTGGTGTACCAATTCTAGCATAGGCTTGGCACATTTTTAGTTCTGATGTAGTGTAGTTGATGTCCATTATAACCTCCATTAATTGAACATTGAGTCTGACTTAGACATATATGATAGCATCTTACTATTACGTTCTACAATAGTTTTGTTGGTGCTACTGACATTTACTGGGTGAGATATCCAATGTGTTACTGCATTGTATAATGCCCATTTGTTGCTACCAATTTGATTTTCGTATTTACCCCAAAGGCTTAGTAAGTTTACATACTGAGTTTCGTTACGATACCTGCCATCAATGGTTGGCTTTGGTGTCCAAGTAAGTTTTGAAAACAATTTATCTGCATCATCATCTGTTACTTTAGTATTGTACCATTCACGAAAGCGAGGCTCATTACTACGAAACAAATCTACTGAGTGTTTGATATGATCAAAGTTGTAGTTGAATATACCATTGTGTTTCTGTCTGTAGTTGGCAATCTTATCAGGTGTAGTGCAACCATTCATGCACCACAGACGTAGACCATCAGCTTGTATCATCACGGA